CACTAAAAGTTTGTTTCTTTAAAATAGGCCCAAACACTTCCCCGTTTTTCTTGGTTCCTTGAACGGTAAAGTTTATTGCTGCGGAACTTAGGTCGTTATTACTTATTGTTACGTTACCGTATGATATTTTCTTGTTGGTTGCGTCGACTGTAGGGCTAGAGTTCTCATTAATACCAGAGGTACTGGAAGCAGTTACATAATAACACCCTCTTTTATCCGCAAGAGTATTATAAGCACTAGAAGTTTTAGGGGTTAACAATTCAGCTCCATCAAACACTTCAATATCGGTGCCGGAGTTTGCATTGTTTAAAGAGTACGTTCCATTTGAAGAATTGTAAGTTTCTGTAAAGGTATGATTTTCGTTACTCAATACGGCACTCACTTCATTGGATCCATCTTCGACAATAATAAAAGTCATTTCATCAGAAACGGAACTGTTCGATACAGTAGTAGTAGAAGCGATAATCTTAACAGAGTCTAAGTTATTATCAATTAATTCACTTGCTTTTATTACTACTTTCTTACTTTGGGCTACACTTGCAGCGACTTGAGTATCTTGATTATCATAATCATATATCTTGACAGAACCGGAGGTAGAGCTCCATAATATCAGTTGATTATTGTTTTGAACATTCGCACTAATTACAATGTTTTGAGTTCCAGGTATTACAGCTCCATACTTGTCTACCTTAAATACTTGCGAGCTCGCGGTCAATCTTAAAGATTCCGCGGACTTTCCATCGACCAACCTTGATATAGAAGCTCTTTTTTGAAGATCGGAATGAACACTTTTTACAAATATTGTTATCAATTCGGAGTCATTATTGTTCGCCTTTATATAATCATCAAATGCTTGCGGGGTCATGGTTATACTTGCGGAGACTAAACCGTTCGTTGGGCCAGTAAAATCATTGTTATAAGTAAAACCGTCCTGAGATCCTAAGTCAGTCAATCTAATCCATTCTTCTGTAGATATACCAGAAGGTAGAACTTTTTCATCTTGTTCATCTTTTATTTTTATCTGTATATCATTAGCAGAAGATATAGATGAATTTCTAAAAGTTAACGTTATAGTAATATTTGCTTGAGATGAATCATAATTAAAACCAGTTTCATCTTCAAAATAACTTATCGAACTTGAACTAAAATCAATATCAACAAAATCATAATCTTTATTATTTTTTTGTCGAAACCTTCCTCTTACTGTTAGCTCATCATCTTCAAACGACAACCCCCCTTTACCTTGCTGAAAAGCAAAGCTTCCATCCCCACTCAAAACAAAACCATTCTGCTCGGAATCTAATACTCCCTCTTCAGATTCACTAAAAACCAAACCACTAAATCCAGCACTGGCAACTGAACCATACTTAGACTTTTCAACCATACTAGGATCTCCACCCTCTTCTCCACTATGAAATACTTCTATCCTATGACCTTTGATTTGGCCTGCTGTTATTTTGTCGGCAGTCAATGTTTGTATTTTTGCATCAGTCACAGCAAGTTCTGAAATTTGAGCGGTACCAATCAATGCGTTAGCAAAAACCTCATAAGCTAATGTTTCTCCTGCAGCACTATTTTTAGCAATAATAAAATCTCCATCATCAAAACTTTCTATCGCATCAAATCCATCAGATCCACCTGGATGAGTATTACTTCCGCTGTATTCTGCGCTATCAAAATCCCACCAAACATACCCGGAATTAAGATAAGCTAAAGATCCAGCAGAGATATCATACTTGTTTCCATCAAGCCATAAATCATGTTCTTCCCACGAAAGAGCTCCAGCGTTATGAAAAAATGGATTCGGCGGATCGAGAGCAATTGTATTTTTAAATTCTTCTGTTAGATTTTTTTGAAAGTCTACAAGGTCAGTTGTTTCAACTCCAGCAAGCTCAAGCTTTAAACCATCAACATAATTACTATTTGGATCTTCTGCCCCGACAAAAGGACTTTTATTACCTGCTTTATCTACCGCGCGAATCCAGAAATAGCCAGTGTCTCCTTGATCCCCAATATAAGAAGTTTCTACACTTGGAGAAGATGCAGGAACATTGAAGATATTTTTCGCGTTTGTTATTGAGAGTCCAGGATCAAAAGCGTCAGGAGGTATATTTTCAGATGCACCAATACTAGATTTTGCATCACCAATTACCCTCCTGTATCCGTCGTCATTAATTAATTTCTCAAAATCTTGATTTGATTTTTGCAATACTTGACTATCATTACTCAACCACACTTCATAATGACTAAGATCATTTGGAGGAACACTTATGATATCATTTTCAAGAAGCTGAGAATTAGGCATATTCCAGTTCAAGAAATATGTCGTAAATGCAGTATCACCATTAAAATTTAAAACCCCCTCAGGAATAGCATCCTCTGTTAAACTAATTACTGGTCCTGGTATCCCATTCTCTGTTTGATCGGAATAATTCCTAGGCCACACCAAAACCTGTTCGTCGTATTCGTATAGATAGCCACTACCAAAATCATCGAATGGTAAAATTTTATAAAACCATCCTTTTCTCGACTCAATGCCATTTTCATCTATATATACAGGAGGTGTATCTATAATTTCATTAATGTTTGCACCAAGAGATGCGTCCGCCGCGCCCACCACAGTCTTAACAAGAGTGGATCCTGGCTCATCTAATGACGCAAAAGGAAACCCTTCAGAATTTAAAATGCTAAAATCAGCAGTCTCAGATCTATATAAATTTACCTTGGTTGTTTTTTCTCTTTTTCCTTCGTCCGTATAATTGAATCTAAATTTTACTTTTGTCGCTTCCTCGGTGGACTCTATTTCTTTGTATTTTTCTTTTGAGAATCCATTATCAGTAATCGCTGGAGCTGGATTGAGGGCGATCTTTCTTTTCCTATCTATTATATTACCATCTGTATCAATAATACCTATTTCTATGCCAACGCTTCTCTTACCGCTTTCGGGAATACCAACATGTTTAAAAACAAAATCATCATATTCGCTTTTATTCTCCCACACAGGAATCCAATTAGATTGATCATACGATGAATTTATCGATACATACGAATCAGTGAATGCTTCTATTGGGCCAGCAATAGGGTTATCCTGGGAGCATTGATATACAACTCCATTAGAAAAAACCAAATCTCCTTGCTGATAGTCGGTACCAATATCTTGTGTATTACTCGTATTAGACCATACCTGAGAACCAACAGATGGCGTTTCATTTAAACTCGAGGAAACTCCGCTCCATATATCATTAGAATATACAACAAAATCTCCTTTATTGTATTGATTTTCGCTTGACCAATTTGATATATCATAAATATAAGCGTCAACAATAACTTCAAAATATAAACCTTGATCACTTAATTTCTTTGGGTCAACTATTTGCCAATGGTTTCTGCTCAAGAAAGGAACTTCTGGATTAGAATCGTTAGTTAATTTAAAATAAGCAGATTCTATTGACGAAAAGAAAGAGATTCTAGACCAGTAATTCAAATCGGTCCCTGGTGTAACAGGCGAAGCAGAAGTCATACTTCTTGCAGCCGTGTAGAGCCCTCCTTGATAAAGTACCTCTGTGCCTATCGAATAATTTTCGCTCGAATTAAATACTCGAATCGCAGAATTTGGAGCAATAACCACATCACCAACACTATAAGTATTTGATTCATTGTATGAAGATATTGTTTCTGGACCAAAGTCTGCAATACATTTTATAACATTATTTTGATACTGAAAAACGTCTCCCACTGCATAGTTTTTTGATTTTTGCCACTCATTATAGACTGGTTCAAAATTCAAACCTCCTATTAATGATTCATACAACAAATTATTACCAGCAAGAACAACATCACCTATATTATATTGTACAGCATTATTATATTGCTCGTAATCACTAATCCATCCTCCGGTTCCATAAATTGCATTATTTAATTCCCGGGTATATAAAAAAGAATTAAAGTTCTTTGTAGTCGGTAATGACTCATTAATTATAGCATCTCCATTTTGATCCAATGTTATAGACCTAGAATTATAACCTTCTGTTATTCCAGTAAGAAAAATATCAGTATCTGCATCAAATAAAGACCCACTAACCCCCAATATCGAAGGTAAGTCGTTATTTGATAATGCAAATCTATACTTATCTATATCGACGGAATTATTGTCTTGATCTAATACCTCCCAGTCGAAAAAGAAATCGTCCTCCTGCTCCCTGAATTCTATATTACTTAACTTAACTTCGAGAAAGAAAGGTTTTAAAACAGAATCAGCATCACCTTTCTTAACAAGAGAGTTACTAGTTAAGTTAAAAGTTTCACCCGCTCCGTAATTATCATATGCTTGAAGTTGGTAGTAATAAGAGTGACCCCATTTTTGATCTAGACCAAAAGTAAATCCATTAGTTTCGATCTCTTCGGTTTGATAATCCACAGGGCTTCCAATTAATTTCCAATTAGATATATTACCTGGGTCAGACAAACTGCTTGTCCTTATATGAGAACTCATACATTCGTAAACCAAACCATCCGAATAAACAACCATTTCTCCATTAATATAACTTGCGCCATTTATGGGGTCATAATTTTTAGCCTCTGAAATTTTTTGATAATAATCCCTAGAATCCTCTAAATCTATAAAGTTATATAATTGGCGATCAGATGGAATACTAAGATAATTTATCTTAACTCCAGAATAATCTGTATCCCCCTCTGCCCAGGAGAAGGACATTCTTGAAGAAGACAGGGAATTTGTAAAATTAAATATTGTAGGGCTATAATTTTTTGCATTTATTATTCCCGTGGAAGTATTCCCGAAATAATCTACCGCCACAACATTTAGTGATAAATTTCTAGACAAATTTAAAGAGTCGAAAGTTGACTGATTAATATTTAAATCAAATTGCTTATAGTTTAACAATATATCATCAATATTTCCTGGCTCTGTGTTTAAATCTGAAGCCAGATTAATTGCGGCATTAGAAGTGGTGTCTAGATTTGAAAAATCAAACTTCTGTCCATCGTTATACAATTCTATACTGAATCCAGATAAAAACGAATCATTAATTAAATCATAATCCAAAGACTGCCCCTCTAAAACATGCCCAACCGGAGCGGTTAATTTCCAGGAAAACTCAACATTTCTACCCAAATATTCAGAATCTACCACTAATTGATTATCTTCAGAGGAGGGGTATTTCTTAACAATAGATCCTATCTTACTATCTTCAGAAACGTTATCGACTTTTATTTCAGAGAACGCAAATGAACCAGCAAACCTCGGAGGCTTTACTTCAACAGTTCCTTTAATAAAGGCGGATCTTATACCTACTTGATTTGACGCAAATAATTTAACATTAAAAATACCATAATTGCCTTCGAGTGAAATAATTTTATTAGCAATGTCCCCCTTAGAATCAACTAAAGTATCCCCTCTACCAAAATTATGGCTAAAAGAATAATTGTCTGAAGCACCTATAATCTCATAGGAAGCATCTAAATCATTTACTACAAACTGAACTGATATTGCGGTAGATAACATACTACAAAGTTAAATCGGTTAAAATTAAATTTTCTGGACTTTCAGGAATATTCATGTCGGCTTGAGGGGGTATCGGAGAGCGAGGTTTTCTAGAGACCCCTTTTTTGTCTATAAAGTCAAATTTGGACGCATTATATTCTAAACCCGTAACTTCAAATTGATTTTCTGAAACTTCCTTTACACTAAGAGTTCTAAAAAGTTGAGACTCTAAATTCCTTTGAACTCTTGATTCCGGACCAATGATATAGGTTATAAAACCTATTGATTGCTCGTCATCCATTTTTCCAAAATCAGAATAAGGTATTAAATCCAACATAGTTTTCTCTTGAGATGACTCGATAAGCTCAACTGCATTTTTATTAACATAAATAGTTGTCCATTTTTTATTCATAAGGGAATCAAACGTAAGGTTCCCAGAATTCATTTGCTCGATTGTTATGTTATTATTTTTATCAATTTCCAAACCATGACCATCAAAAAGTTCAAGAAGAATAGACTCTTTTCCTTGCGAAGAGTCTTCTGCCGCAAGAGGGTGAAGTTCCTTAATTCCAGTTTTATTATACCCAGGATTTTCACTTAAATTTATCTCCTCTAACAGTTGCTCCTGTTGATCGAAATTTTCTACAAAAAAGCTATCAATATTTACAGATTCAGACAAACCCAAAATATAGCCATTAGGATACACCTCTAACACCGGGACCATTTTGGATTCACCTAAGGTATATAAATCCCCGACAAAAAGTTGACTCTGCTGAACGTCTTCATAAATAAAAAATGCATCAATATACTCTTTTTCATCTGAATTATATATAATATTTACCCACTTATTTATACTTAATATATACCAAAATTCATCCCTTATTGTATTATTTGTCCAAAACCAACCTATATCTTTCTCGAATAACCACATTTGATCAACATTTGAAATATCCCTCCTTAATTGATCGATGTAAACCCAAGTCATTGTTGGGCTAAAAATCCATTCATTTTCAGCGGAAACAAAACCCAAGAAATCTGACTTCATAAACTCTTGATTAGATTCCTCTTGGGCTCCTAAAGCTTCCTTTTGTTGCCTCGTCCAATCAACAACATCTTTTGTCCCAACTAGACCTTTAATGGAATATGGAGCGCCAATATGAATTTGATTTAAAGCTTCGCTTAACTTCTCCTCAGATTCGCACAAAAAATAATGACTTCCACCTTTATTCATAAATCGATCCCTACCGATATCTACAATATTGACCGTTTCATCGCTTGAATATTTATATATCTGAAACGTATGCTTAGTAGTATTTATCGCTTTATATATAAACTTATTCTCTATACCTCCAGGAAGTACACCTTCAGATAAAAATGAAATATTCTCCCCGTCACTTAAATCGTGATTAAAAGATTTAATAGTATTTAAAGCGATATCCACCTTAAATTCCCGTTTATACATTAAGTTAGTTATAATTGTTTTTTGTTTATTTACTCCATCACCTTCTCTTGATGAGATATAACTTACGGCGCCGTTAAATCTAATAATCTGCGGATTATCTATTGCGTCTATTTCTATATCTTGGTCCTCTTCAGAATTATTTACTTGTGCTCTTTTTTCTATTAATTTTATTTTTTCCCTATTCGCCCCACAGGATATTGCTATTTCTATGTCTGAAATACTCGGGCACTCTCTTATAGATTTATCAATTAATATATGAGGTTCTTCCACCAAAATTTCTTGTTCATTAAAGTAAAATTTCCTGGACTTAAATACACCTAAAACTCTACCACTTCTATCAACTCCAGATCTATATTCGTCTGAAACTTCAAATATTGAACCTGGAAGCAAATAAGAAGCTTCTTGACCGCTTTTAAATCTTATTGTTTCTGTTTCTAACTGAGATGTAAATAAAACCCACTTCGCCAGCCTTCTCGCTTGAGATTCAGATGTTATACCAAAACCTAAAGTCTCATTTTCGATAAAACCAACTCTCCTCATTGCGTCAGCATCCTCTTCATAAACAATATCGGGCTTAAAATTCTTATCTTTATTATTAAATCTAACAAGAGAAGAGGTTACTCTTTTAGTTTTCTTTGTTCCCGAATAACGAAATCCTTCGTTTGAAACATTTGAATTATTAAACATTAACACTGGTCGACGAAAAGAGTCTTGAGTTGCGAATATTTTCCCAGCTGTATAAGCGGCCATACCTCTAAATACTGCGGTCATAGAATTAATCATATCAAGAGCCCTAGACCTATCTGTCATATATATATTACAACTAAACCTTGGCTCTACAACGGCATGATTTATTTGAGAGGCACATGCCCCAGCCACTATCTCTGCGCCAGAATCCTCACCTATAAATGCAGAAGCGTTATTTTTAAAATTAGGCCCAGTTACAATAACTATTCTACTATTAGGGTCAGAGTTAATAATTACTCGCTCTTCAATAATATATTCCTTTTGTCTTTTTGCGGACCTGGACTTTATTTCCTCTATTTGTTGATTATTTAATCTTTCATTCTGAAAAGAATGTTGGTATATAAAAAACGCAATTTTCTTACCTTTGTAAGACTCTCCCTCTCCGAATTCAGAAACAAATATATCCCTGATTTCTTTTGCGGAAAGATCAGATCGGTCTTTTTTTTCATAATTCCCATCTAAACCAATATCAAAAAAAGAATCATCTACACGAATAGCGAAGGAATTACTAAATCCATGTATAGATTGATCCATATCAATATTATAAGTCTCAAAACCTATAGGTATTGAATTCATCGTTTCTATAGGGTAGTCTGTCTCAACTAATTCATCACAATATTTTGCTATTTTATATAACTGCCATTTATCTATATTTTGCTCTTCCAATCCATATTTGCCTAAACCGTACCTATAACTACTTATCAAGTCGAAAAATACCCAAACTGGATTATCAGTCCAAAATCTAAAATCATCAGATATTTCATTAATAGATTGCTCGGAAGACTGTTGCCCTTTAAATAAACCGTCCCAAGGCCCATTATAAGACCTACTCATAGGATCGTAATTACTGGGAATTAAAACTTTTTTTAACTTCAAGTGATATGACCTGTTAGGCACATTTGAAAAATTTTTACTATCAAAAGTTATTTTTGCCACTGAGGTATGCGGATACAGCATTTTACTTTCAACAATTTCTTCTATATGAGCTAATTGTAAATTAGCAGTTCGATCTAGACCGCCGACAGATCCACCTTTAACAGAAGGATCCCATTCGGATGTAAATTTGACAACCTTAAACACTACTCCTCCAGCTTTCTCTGCTAAAGTATAATCTCGATTAAATTCCACCTCTATATCAAATTGATACGGAGATGTAGCTAGACCTGTAAGCTTAAAACCCGCTTCGCCCCAAGCAGTAACCGAGGAACCGGTTTTTGTAAAAAAATTACATCCAGATTCTGAATTAGTAATGCTTATGTATTTATTGTTTCTATAGATGTATATACCAAAATGAAGAGTATCCTCTACAATTATTTGCTCTCGATCCTTTTTGCCACCAACCTCTATCGCTTTACTTAATTCGGATTTAAATGAAAACAAGACTCTTGAGGTGTTTTCATTAATTACCGTATGACTAATCATTTTAGCCCCACCTCTTTGAGCGGAATCAATATCAAAATATAAAGGTCTACCCGTGCCACTTAAATGATATGGTGAACCACCATATAACAATTGATCGTAATCTATAACACTAGAAACATTACTTGAAAGTATTTTGGAATCCTTCTGTCCCCCTAATTTTATTTCCGGAGGATTTTCTTCCTCGTCCTCTTTAAGAATATAGTTCAGTAAACCTTCATCTCCTTTAGATGTATTTTTGACCTGAACATCATTAAGAAAAATACCCTCTCTTATGTCACCTCCAGATATAACACCTCCGTATTTATTAACAAACCCCTCTATTGGACCTTCGCATAATAAATCTAAATAAGTAATTTCTGTATAAGACTCTAAAGCAACAGATGACACACCTCTTCGCTCAACTTTTTTAGGTTTTTTGCTAAGAGGCATTGTTTTTTTTGTCGTAGAAATATTGGACGCCCCAATTTTCAACCTCCCATAACCTATTGGCACAGGAATATTTTGGGCTTGCCTATTTGAAGCTCCCTGAAGTAAAAAAGATTTTGTCGACACAGGGGCGGATGATTTTGGTGATTTCGGAGGTTTAAATAGAGCGTTCATAGCAACCTGAACAATTGCACCCCATACCATTGAAGTTATAATAGTGTTTGCCAAACCAGTGATGGCCATTTTAGTTAGTATCGCCCCTACTACACCCCCATAAACCTTTGGAACAATATGAATTTCAGAACACTTGCTCTTAATTTGCACCTCTTCTTTCTTCAAAACACTATCAATCAAATCAGACTCACATTCTATTTCCTTAGGATTCTTTTTGAGAAAAAAATAATCTTCTCCACTCAGAGAACAACCTAACATATATTCCATAAACCCATCTGCGTTTGCATCAATTGCGCCAATAATTTCACCAACAGAGTTCACACTTATATTCCACTTTTTACCAAAGCGCCTACCTAGCTTGCCATGTAAATATACCGTTTTCATCTTTCCTTTAACCTGTATGTTTATACACTTATATTTTCATATAAGTAAAAGTCATCATCCCTTAAGCTATATATAAGATAAGGCATACATAATTCATCAGAACAATTCATGTCATAAACAGAAGGGCATGAGCTACCTACGCAGTGACTATGGAAAACGCACACAACGTTATATTCTATAAAATAAATAGGATCAATAACGAAACTCTTCCTAGTGTCCTCACTTAAATTTTCACACTCAAGAACATTTAATCCATAGCTATTTTCATAAATAACCCCACAGCATTCTTGATTTTTTTTCATCTTGGAAATATTCTTTATTTGCTCAAGAACAAACCTAGAAATATTATTCAATACTATATTTTTCTGTTCCAGGGAAACCTCCAAATCTAAGACCTTCGTATGTTAAGTTTTTTTTATTAAAATCTTTTAGTTCTTCAGACTCAAATCTTTTTTTGCAAGAACTTAATGTTTTAGTACATTCATCCCTTAACCAATAATCCCTATCTAAAAATGGGTGATGCTTTTCTGGATCCGCGTGACCCTGAGAACATACAAAAACACTAATTGTTTTCTTGTATGGGTTTTTAGTATTAAGCGGAGAAACTTTCACTAAATCCCCAATAGAATAACCTTCAGGTTTGTTCTTACTCCACTCAGGTATATCGTCTGCATTTTCATATTGAGAGGAAGACACAATACCCCCTAAGCCATTAAAACCAAAACCCTTAGTTAAATCCTTCCCATCAGAATTCTCTATAGCTAAACCCTTATAACCGCAACCTATATCGCATCTATACGTCCAATTACAATAATCAGACAGTATAATTCTAGCAGGAACAAAAGCGTCTTCTAACTCCAATACAGAAACAAGTTCAAATTCTATAAATTGCTTATCCTCCGAAGTCTTTCTATTAATAAAAAACACATCATCATCAAACTCCGCGGCAGGATCAGGATCCCCAAAAGGATTCGACTTATTATTAAAATTTTCTTCATCTAAAAACCTAACAAAGGTTCTCTTTCTCGTAACTTGACAATTTATGAAATCCCCATTTGAATACAATATTCTAGAAAATAAACCTTCTGGATTTGCTATTCGCATTTTAGGTCTTGGTAAAGTACCGTCTGATTTTTTCTCAAAACCTTCAATCCTTATAGGTAAAGGTTGATAAGAATGCCCTTGCCAAATTATAGGGTTTGTCCCATTTATCATAGAGCAAAACCTATAGACCGGTTCTGCGCCCAGGTTTATTCCATATAATTCCCTAAGTTCTTCAAAATTAGACTGCAAATTACTAAAGTCAATTTCATATAAATCAACCAACGTATCGGGCGTCAAGGTAAAGAGTTGTTTATTTAAATTGGATTCTGAAGAAGACATAACTTATGAACTAATATATATAGTAACCAAAGATCTCAAATTTTCATATGCAGAATCATTAGAGATATATAAAAAAGAGGAGTATTCTTGATCAGAGTCTATTAATGAAGCCTCATCCTGCTGACCATCTTCCGCGACAAAAATAATACTTTCATTTGCTCCTGTACTATCATCTACAAAATTCAAAATCGTAAGAATATCAGGATTTTGCCCTGTAAAAACAAGATTGACGTAAGCTTTTTTTCCCGCAGGGACTATGTTTGTTTTTTTATTTTGTATAAAATTCTCAATCAGATAAATATCTGAATTAATAGATGTATTACTTTCGCCAGACTGAGTTCTAGCAATCGATGTAATTACGCCTTTATTGTCTTGAAAATAACTATCAACATATCCATTATATAAATTAGCAAAAGATCCATTTAAAGTTTTATTTAATACTGTAAAAAAATCACCCCCCAAAACCCCATCTGAATAACTTTTACCCATTTTTACATATTTATTTGATAAATCAAACGGTAGAGATGCGTCATTTGGCAATTGAAAGATATAATCCTCACCACTTAAACTTTCCTCAATAATTAAAGGGCAATCATTTTCATCTAATTGGGATAATATCTTAAATATAACATAATTATTAGAAAATTTCATTTCACTAACCTCAACATCAGAACCGCCGATATTTTCTATATACAATCTCTTTTTTATTTTATCATTTAAAGTTATTTTTTCTGCTATATTTTTTGTGGAAAATACCACTGGAGATTTGCATATCAACTCGCCCACAGTTGGCATGACTGGAGTAACCAATGCATCAACTTCCTGAGCAGACATATTTATTGCATATTGCTCAAATTTTGCGCGAATACTATGATTGTTTTTGTAGTTGTACACGTGATTCCATTCTTGACAAACAAAAGTTTTTGTCGATTCGTATGGCGCTGGAGGATTGAATTGAAACGGTATCGCACCGTAGTGTTGTTCAAGAAAATGTAAAATCGCGCGAGCTTCTGAGTCGGTTCGATTATTGAATTGTAAATCGAGCGACAATAAATTATTGTTTATGCCATCTCGATATATTTGAGTATATCCTGCACCCAATCCAATTTCATTCATCTTTGGTTTTTGCGCAACACTCAGACTGATTGATGGCTTCCAGAAAAAATCGCGCGACCAAAAGTCGGTGTTTACATCCTTATGATATCCAAATTCTCGCGACCAATTTTCTTGCTCCAGAGTGATTGTTTGACCCGCTAATGTTTGATCGCTTTTGCAATAATAATATTTTTGATTAGCGGTGTTCAATACGATATCATTTTTTTCGTAGTATTCAGTTTCAGAATAATTGGGTATATCCGCAACAAACAATCCAACCGATTTGTTTAATATTGATGCATCAAGATTTCGCAGCTTTACTTTTATGTCGTTACTGTTTTCAAAATTAAGGCTGTGATTCCATTCGCTACAATAAAACTTTTTACCCTGCACTTCAGTATTGTCGTAAGGATGAAATGTTGCGTTTCCATCCCATCGAAAACCTGATATTCCTTGACTGTATTTTAAATTAGGAGAGGGCTTGTCTTGCTCGTGTTGACCTTGATGGTTTTCAAGAAAGTGAACAATTGCATTTGCTTCTCGGTTGGTTCGATTTTTAAATTGTAGATCCGCCTCGAACACTAAATTGTTTATGTTTTTTGGCTGAAGAATATAGTATCCATTTCCATATTCATATCTATAATTGTTTGCGCGAAAATTAACGCTACTTCCATAATCCGCATCAAAGAAAAAATCATCAGATGTCCAGAAGCTAGAATTTTCAGACGGCACTGCATTTACCGCAGATATTGTAAGCACATTGGGTCCTGCAGGCTCAGGGTTGTTCATCTCGCCACCCGCAGAAATAACGTTTATCAAATCTCCATTGATTGATGTATCGCCATCAAGAGACTGTATATCTTTTTGAATGTCTATGATTTTATAGAGTCCATCATTTTCTCCAGTTGATCCTTGGATATTTAAAACGTGCCCAATTTTCAATTCGGATTCCACTTGATCGGTCGCACCAAATGTATCAAGTATATAATAACTCCCTCCCTCGCTGGTCGCGGGACCATTCGGAATCAAAGATAGTCGATTATTGTCTTGTATAAATACGCCCGCTCCATCAATAACATCTTGCTTAGCATAATAAAATCTACCATCACCAGTATAATATATAAAATCAAACTGTTGATAATCATTACCAGGAATATATTCACCCGAATAATTAGTTATGTGGGTCAAATTTTCCGACTTAAACAACTCGCTTATCTCGGTCATTACTTAATAATCTCTTTTACCGTGATTGACCCCATAGCATGTTGACCCTCTTGTATACGCATTGACTCACTTTGTATTTTTCCAGACACAGAAAATCGCGCAATTCTTTCGCCCTGCAAAGATAAAAGGAAAGCTTCTATTTTTGTATTATTTAGCGATTGAGGAGAGTTTCCATACTGCTGATCTCCGTAGGCATTCAGATTATCAACAAACTCATTTGCCTCGAGAGTTATTTCCTTTTCTATATTTTCCACCGTTACTCGCGCAGGAACGGCGCCATGCGGAGTTGTGTTTAGAGATGTATGCTCGTTTCCACGAATATGATTATATACTTTTCTGCCCACTATTATATTATATTTCAATCCTGCAATCTCAAACTGTTCTTGACCTCCTGCGCTTGCCACAATATTACCAAATGATTTTAATCCATGCGCAAAATCAACCTCGCTTTTCTGAAATCTACGATCAATTACTCGAGAAACAGAACCATAGATATCATAAGTTGCATTCGCTTGAATTATTCCAAACGGCTTCATATTAAAACCAAAAGAATTGAGATACATATTATCAAAACTATAACGCCCCACAACATTATTGTGTATTGGCGCCTCACTCATTCCATCTGCTATATCAAACATTCTATCAATTGTATTGGGATTACCATTTATTGAAAATGTATCAGCAGAAATATAAAATGATATATCTAATTGTCCTTTTAAATTTTGTGTTGGCGCGAAATTGACAAACTCTGTGCGCGCACCCACAATTGAAGGATCGTAATCTCCGTACACTCGCTCCACATTGAGCGACGGAGCAAGTGATAAACTGGCGCTACTAGCAAGAACATCCTTGCCGCCAATAGATACTTTGCCATCTTCGAATCTTAATAGTGGATTGCTCATGTTATAACATTATGTCTCGTTTCGTATCCTTTGTACGTCAACGATATGGTCATTTCACCCTCAACTGTACTACCAATACTCTCGCTAATCAATCTTACATTTTGTCCCTCATAACTATTAATTATATCTATTGGCGATTGAGCGTCAAATATTTCGATGCGAACATCGCTTTTCGGTGCAGCTTGTATACGATCTTTTATTTCGCGAATTTCATATTCATCAGCAATGACAGTAAAATTAATATCAACCTCTATAGGATATTGTGTGTCTATTTGTATTGGATCTAAATTTTTTGCGCCTGCTGCGCCGACATTCCAGTCGGCGAGATCGCCTTTTGGCAGAGCATATACTGGTGTTGTATTTATTGCTCGACTGTAACTAAAGTCGCTGATTGCGTCAATTGTAAAATCACTTACTGTCACGCGCATGCTTGATTGATCAGGAAACTTTACGGGCGGAGGCGTGATAGCTTTTTGGCCGGTTACCACATTCTTACCAAGACTTCCGTACACAGTAATCTCAGTTTGTATTTCGGGAATATTGCCAACACTACAACTCACACTGTATCTTGACACCCTACCTTTTGTAAACCCGAATCCCTTTGTGTCGTTATTGTAAAGTATTACCCCCTCAATTTGCTCCTCATCGTAAACATATTTACCTTGAGAATTTTTCTCGATCAATGGATCTGCGCCGACCATTCTGCGCGAGATGCTAAAATTTCCTTGTAACGGACTTTGTATCAGTGCGTCGATGAATCCGACACCTGCGACACGAACAGGTTTTTCGCTTATTCCGTAATTACCATCAACACTTTGAACGCCTAGCAATCGATGGTCATTGATTATTACTGTTTGTTCGTAGTTTGAATAGCTCATGATTATTCACTCAATAATCCTCCCGGGCGTTGTTCCTCCACAATCACCGCGACAACTTGTTGTTTGATGCGCTCGGCCAGCGCAGCGTTGTTTTGTTCGTCGCTTGAACGATCTGCAGGGTTTTGACCTGAGTTGTCTTGTGATTGATTTTCTTTTTTGGAGCCGCTACCTCGTTCCATATTGATGGAAATGTTTATGTTGTTTGTATTGCCGCCAGAAGCTGCAGTTTCACTACTTCCCATGAGCTCGCTAACTGCGCCTCCCTCATTAAATTTTCCTGCATTGATGCGATCGAGCATTGGTTTGCCAAGTTGACGAGCACTACTTGCACGAATAACATATTCTCCCTCGCTGAGCATTGCGGGAATTTGGTCGATTCCAGATTTTCCAGAGATATATCCACCGCTGGCGTATTTACGGATTGAACCTCCATAATAATTAGGCTTCCATGGTCCAAATCGCGAATCTATATTAAAAATTTGATCCACGGCCCCAGGATTAAAACCGCCACCTATATCAGAAACTAAATCTGTACCCCTAGAAATAGAACCCCAGCCAGTAGATGGTGCATTAAGTACTGTTCCTGTGCCAGTAGGTTTAGGAGAAAATAAACCCCCTCCTTCTCCCGCCCCACTAAATCCTCCTCCAACTCCATATGCAATACCTGCACTCAAGGCTGTACCCAGTAATTGTTTCCAAAATGCTTTTTTCTTAGCTTTTTTTGCTTCTGCCTCGCGACGCTTTCTTTCCTCTTCTGCCAGTATACCTTGGAGAGCGGAGGTGTCTTCAGCTAATCCTACATTTCTAGATTGAGCATAAAAGAATCCGCTCATTGCTCGACCTTGGTACGCTCGACCAGATTCATAAGCTCGACCATCACCAAAGTTTGCGGCAAGCGCAGAACCTGGAGCGCCACCATTACTAAATCCTGGAATTTTTCCTCCAGCATTCAAACTATGCATAAATGCACCGCCGTATTTTGAGACAGCATCCCCACCCATTAGATATTCACCGTTGCTAACCATAGCCGCAACATTGCCTCCATTATTGTACCTTCTAACACCTCCTCCTCTATTAAAACTCGAAGAAGGAGACGTCGATGGAGTTGATATTCCAGGCATTGGAATAGCTCCTACAATTTGATTAGCTGCGGCAGTAAGATATGCATTTTGAATAGCCTGCAAAAAGTTCATTGCTACTCCTTGTAGTACATCACCGAGATCCTCGGCTTGATTTATTGCGGCCCTCATACCAGAAACTAATCCATCCCTAAAATTAGTAGCAACGATACCTCCAAGTTGATGATCTAATTCGTCTGCACTTTGCCTCATTTTTGTTTGTTCGTCGGCAAATCCATACTGAAATGCTTTGGGTCCAGTCATTCTTGCGCGCATTCTTTCTCTTGCTACCTGCTCTTCTTTTACTGTGTCTACATTTTTTTTATTTAATATGTTTTGCTCTTTTAGGTCTCTGTTGGCGGCTGATATTTTTTCATTTA